GCAGGATTGGAGGAATCTGTAGAAACCTCCATCCTACGTTAAACCCTGGTGCAAGTCACATATCTGTGACCTCATCAGGGGAAAGCTGTTTCCCGATCGCTAAAGGCGGTCAAGCAGCAGCTGTGACAGCGGCAATGAGGAGGATACTCCTCGAAGTCCCTGTAGAAGACCGAGAGGAGAACACTCCTTTTGGTCTGGCGGTGTTTAAGGCCGGTATACCGGCATGGAAAACACTGTATAGGAAAGAAGTAATCCTAGAGGACTACGAATTCCTTGCAAGCTACTTCTTAGTAAAGGAGCAGCCTGGAAGATTCCGGGGGCTTGATGAAGCTACGGGATCTCAAATACTGTATGTGGCGTGGCGAGAGCTGTACCCTATACCAGTATTACGAGCTGAAGTTGTCCCAGAGATGGGCAACAAAGCTCGTCATGTAACACTATCAGACTATTGGCTGAATGTGCTACAGTCACCATTGAGCCATCTATTGATTGACTCGATGATGTATCACCCCTCCGTATTCTCAAGTTTTCACCGACAGGATCAGACTTGGGAAGCCGTGAAGGGTATGTGCAACCTAAAGCAGCTATCGCTACCTAAGGGGCACGCAGTGTTGAGTAGCGACCTAAAGGACGCCACCAACGCTCAACAATGGGGCATTACAACAGCAATACTCCAAGGTTACATAGAGGGATATGGACTATCGTTCAGATCCGACTACGTCAATCTGGTACTTGGCCTTATCGGGCCGAGACTGATTAGATTCCCGGACGACACAACAGTGTTATCCAAGGTAGGAATAATGATGGGCGAGGCAATAGCCAAACCATCACTTACTCTGTTAAACCTCTCAATAGAGGAACTATCGTTCCTCCAGCACAATAATGCTGAGGGTTTACTATTCACAAGCGACCCAGCTCCCTATAGGGACTGGAGATACTTGCACATAGGGGGCGATGACCATCTAGCGATGGGACCAATCCCCTATCTTAACCTGATAACCCGTAATCACGAATTAGCAGGTTCCCACATATCACCTGGGCAACATGGTTACTCGAGGATATGTGTAAAATATACAGAAAGGTTAGTAAATCTACTTAACCTTAAGTATAAACAACCCTTCAACCGAGAAGACTATAGTCATTCCATTATCGTGGACTCGGTGAAGGTCAGACTTCTTGAACGTGGTCAATCGACTATGCTCAAAAAGGATAACAAGAATGTTGCGATTGGTAAATCGGA